GCTTCAATTGCTCCGTGGTCTTTCCAGTTTTCTTTTTGATCGCTGTGAAGCGACCCTTGTGGGACTCCTTGATATGGATTCCGCTTTTCTTGGTAGCCATAGTTTATTTTTGATTTGATTGGATAAACCTACGCCAAATTTGTTTTGGTTTGATGTATCCTGCCACGTTGCATACATGGCAAGGATAGTCATTGCAAGCACTTAATTCCTTAAAACAATTGGGGCATAAACCATTGATGTATCCAATGAATCCAAAAAATACTTTGATGTATTTCTTTATACTCATCAGAACGTAATGTGCATGACCTGACATGAGCAATCAGCACCATTCTTGTCGGCCTCATCAATGTCTGCAAAAATCACAGAGTTGTTGAACTTATCCATCGTTGTCAGCATCCACTCCATGCTTTTGCGATACTGATGATATTCAGGCTGGAACATACCGCTGATCACAATGTTCTTATCAGGGATGCGAATCAGATTGGTAGCACCCGTAGCCTCCATTTCTTTTGGAACGACGATGATATTTGCCAGCTTCTCCAAACGCTTGAATGACTCCCGATCAATACCACTACGGCATACCATGAAGTTCTCTGGATCAATGACATGGATGCAACAATCCAGATGGTAGAGATCATCACTCACCATCTTCATCGGGATAATATCAATGCCAGCTTTCTTGGAAATCCATTCTTGTGCCTTCCAATCGGAGAATTTTCCATGACCGCCAAAATACGTTTTGTCTTTCCAGTATTTGGTTTCAGCTTCTCCCTCCCAAAAGTGAGGAGGTTGTAAAACTGTATAGCCCATCTTCTCAAAGAATCTACGTCCCGGATCTTCTTCGATCTGACGACCATCAGCACTCATCTTGGCAATGAAGATAAAAGGATCAACAGATAGCCCAAGATTGGCTACAAAGTGTTGGTCTTGCGCTCCCTTAACAGGAGGCAACTCAATCACCTTAACACCAAGAGCAGTAATGAGTCTCTTGATTCTGGTGTACTGACGCATAGCACGTTCAGTATCTACTTTCTGACCCTTCATAAACTTGTTGTTCGGGATAGCCGTGGACAAGTATTTAGGAGGACACATCAGGAAACTTGGCTTTCTCTTATACTGACCAGAGCCATAAGCAGTCTTTTCAGGACTCTTGATCATAGAGGCTACAGAGCTATCTACCTTTCCTTGTATCACAGAAGGTATCATAGATCCGTTACGAAACTCTTGAGGGGAGAATTTAGCCATATTGTTAAAATTATGCCTATGGTTAAGAGTTGCGTCAATTCTAACTTGCTGTTATAAAAAACAAAGCTGGCGAGAATTGCGTTCTCAACCAGCTTTTAACCTCAACCATAATGCGTCTATGAATGAAGCTGAAGTAAACCTATTCTATTGCGACAATGGATCGCAAGCTCAATGTTTGCACAAAAAGTTGTTGATCAATTTTTGGAAACATTTTCTTGAAGATAAATCTGTCAAAGGGCCAAACAAAATCAAAAGGGAAGCATTGAAGGGAAATTTCAATGGGGGTCTAAAAAGCAAAGAGGAAAGGCTTCATGTTTTAATTGACTACGCAAAAATTGTTATTGGTTGGAAAACTGATCCATCAAAAAAACGAACACAATTTAACCAGATCAAAAAAACACTTCACAGAGTAGAGTTAAAAATAAACACCAAATGTTTTGTTTGCCTTGAACCAGCACATTGCCGACATCACATAATCCAACTTCAAAACGGTGGATTGAACCAGAAGAAGAATGTCGTGAGTCTTTGTAACGGATGCCATGCAGAAATACACCCTTGGCTAAAAAGTCCAACAAACCCCCCTACCCCCCAGAAAAGATTTGCTGGCGAAAAATCGCTACCCTCAACAATAGCCGAGGGCAGAACATTTTTCTCCTAGCAGACGGGGATAGCGTTTTGGTTCGCTACCGCCGCTTTCTTGGCCTACATGGGACGCATTCATGCTTGGCCTCAATCTTGCGATGATTGAAATCTTTCATTGACCAATCCGTGCGTCAACAATAAATTTTCTTTGGAGCTTAAGGGATACCGTAGCTTCTATACCCTCGACCGCCTTCTCCCCTTGAGTCGCAGAAACAAGGAGGATCGGCACTTGGGTTTCTTCAAAGGTTCCTTGCCCTTGACAAGCCCCCATTGGGGACTTCCTGCGAGATAGGGGGCAAGGTCATCTACTAATTGTAAACGAATTAGTACTTGATTGTATAAATGAACCTAAAATCCATCTTCATCCACCCCATTCCCGCCATAGCCCCAATCATCATCCATAGCCTTTTCTTCAGGGCTATTCTTGCTGTGGATCAATCTCTGCTCCCAATCTCTGATCTCTACGATATCCAGAGACTCTGCTTCTTCATCCTCAAAGGTAAACTCTAGCCCTGCCCTACGGAGCATCTGTACAGCATACGTCAGAGAGTCAGCCAAGTCGGGCGACTTCTTGATACGTTGCTTCATGTCGAGCTTCTTCTCAACAGCAACCTTTCTACCTTTGTGGTAATACAACCTAGAACAAAGTTCCGCTATGACTTGCGAGTTCTTATCCATGTCGATACCAACAAGGGATCGCGTGGACATAGCCGTATGAACAGCAAACCAATACTCCGTGACAAGCCGATCATAGGCTTCTTTGCAAGTTCTCTTATCCAGATTGCTGATCTTCCTTTCCGTAGGCATTCCCATTGAGGAAATCGGGAAGATGAACATGGCTTCAGGATTGAATTTGCTCCATTCAATGATGATTGCTCTCATCATCTTGCCGCCATCACCTGAAATATCCAAACCAAAGTCCCTTGGGTGGACTCCATACTCCAAGCAATCCTGTACCACTTGCATTGCGATACTTTCCTCAAAAACTTCTCCAACAGAACTGGTGTATTCTTTGGTTCCAAGATAGAAACCTACATTTCTACCAGTATCATTTGCCCCAAATCGGCAAAAAGTAGCGGCACATCTATCTCCACCAGCCGTAAATGCAGGGTCAAATCCGCAAACAACCTTTGTCCTGTTACTCCAAACAGGCTCCCAAGCAATATCGCATCCTTGAATAAACTGTTTTGAAAAGATTGTAAGCTCTACAGAGGAATCAGGCCACCAACCATACACATTTCGCCAGTACTCTAGGGCATTTTTATTGCCATAGCATATTTTTAATGTTGCCTCCATTTTTTTGTAAGTAAGAAAATTCCTAAAAGGAGGTATTTCTGCGTTTGGAGCTTGAAGATTAGGGCTTTCTTCTCCTGAAAGGTGCAAAGCAATTCCTGTACGGGTCTTCCACCTTTTTGTGTACCTATTTACAGCATTCCATCCCATTGGATCATCGGGTTCACACAACTCCGTATGAGGATTATTTGCAGTATTTGATGGGTTTGCCATGCCGCCAAACAAAACATCATCGTTTCCTGCCGTAAAATTGGATCGCACATTGAGGCAATACAAATCCATTTCAGCCAATTCGTCCAAAAATACCCTTACTCGTTCGTTTTTTCTTCCTCGCATATTGTCAACAGCTTTTTGACCCTCTCCTCCTTTTGGAAAAGCAACCGCTTTTATGGCATTTGTATAGTCTCGTTCTGTATCTTTGGTATCAATAGACTCAAAAACAATCATCCTACGATACTCAACAAGGTTTCCAATCGCGGCATCTTTACCATATTTGGACTGTAAATTACGCATTGCAATTCGGTATAGAGTGCAAACCTTACCCCACAATCGGTCTTCAGAAGCATCCAGAGACGTAGATGCAACGTATGTGGAGGTACAATCAGGGGCGCAAAGCCAATCAATTACGATGCAAGCCGCCACAGAAAAGGTTTTTCCGCTAGATGCACACCCTGCAATACCCCAATCGTTCTCATTACAGAACAAATCTATAATATCTAGGGCATAATTATTGGCGATTCCTTGTGATTGGAGCAAAACATCGTTGCCATAAATCAACTGAAAGCAGTTGACCATGTGCTGTGCAGGGTTTTTTAGGTCAGTATGTTCCAACTTGATGCCATTTTTAACCCGTTCACGCCTTCCAAACTCTCCACGAGTCAATCTATAAGCCGTCAACTCACGAATGAATTGTGGAACATTCTCTCCAAAGGAAAGCCCGTATGTTGTGTCTTTGGGCAAGTCAAGACAAATGCCGTTGTAGTCCATGTGAAGTTTTACTATTGACTTATTTTATAAATTAATACAAGCATTTGGTTCACATGAGCAAAAAGCCGTATGTTTTAACGCAAGAGCAAAAAGACAGGCGCAACCTTCTTAGAAGATTAAGGCGTTCTAAAAATAAAGAAAAAACAAATGCTGAAAGCAAGGCATGGAGAGACGCAAACAAAGAAAAATACAAAGAGTGTCGCAAAAAAAGCCATCAAAAATACAAAGAGATAAGAAATTTGCAAAGCAAAAATTGGAGATTAATAAATCCAGAAAAAGTTAAAGAGAACAACTTAAAAACTGTTGTACCTCAAAAGAAAATTTTTCAAGAAAAAGCAAGTTCTTACAAATTGCAACATGGTTGTATTGATTGCGGATACAAAGCTCATGCCGTTGCATTACACTTTGATCATGTTTATGGTGAAAAGGTAAAAGATATATCTCTTTATCATAAATGGGAATTAGCATTGCCAGAAATCGAAAAATGTGTTGTAAGATGTGCAAACTGCCACGCCATAAAAACTTTTGAGAAAAAAGAATATCGAGGCTGGCGAAACAAAAACAAAAAATCGTGAGACTCAAGGATAAAAACGGGCCTATCCCCGGTGGACTTTGGTATGAATACAGCGACGATAAGGGAAATACTTATCGTGTTAATGGAATGGATACTGTTTTTGGAAAACAATTTGCCCAAAAGGTATCAAGCGACATGACAATTAATAATGTTCAAGTTCCAGATAATTTAGAATACTTGATCGAACAACAAGTTTGCAGTAGGATTCCTAGCCAATACTATTGGCAAGAAGCAGGAGACAAAGTTGCGAACGTAATTCATCGTTTTGCTAACCTTGGAGATCGCGTTGCGGCAAGCCTTGGGGTTCAAACAAACCTTGAGCAAACCGCAAAGGGTTGCACCGCTTGCCAAAAACGCAGACAAGCAATGAACCAAGCCCTCGGCTAAAATGGCAAAATCAAAACGCATCGTAAATCGTGAGGGAGTCTCCAGTTGGGGATTCAACACAATCAATTCTAATGGCGTTGCTCCAACTAGCCGTGTTCAAACTGCCAATGATGCGTTTACTATCTGTTGGAATCTAAGGTTAGATAACGCAGGAAGAGAGAGAAAATGGGGAAGAATTTTCAAATGTTATAAGGGCTTTCCTCCTACCGATTATAGTCAGGTAGCTTCCCGTCAGCTTTCTGGAATGAGCAATGTGCCATTCCGTCAGATGAAGTTTATCGTGGACAATCAGAAGTCCAGCTTCGTTGACATGGTAATGGAGCGCAATACCGCCGCAAACATTACTACTAAAATAGGAAATCCTACAGAAAAGAAGGAGTGGAGTGATATTATTAGTGTTGGATTTGATCGGATGCTTCGTTCATGGAACAGCTACAACTACAATGTTGAGCTTGATGTGGAAGAAATGACCCTATATGGAAAGGGTTTTGAAATTGCAGAAGACAGGGATGGTTGGCCCACCAAGAGTTTTCATAATTCCAATGTGCTAATTCCAGATAAAACGTATGCAGACCTCACGAACTTGGGTGAGCTTTGCATCAAACGTAGCTACACCCCCCTTGAGTTCTGGCTCAAGATTACTGGAGGAGAAGAAGATCCTGAAAAGGCACAGAAACACGCTACGGATATGGGTTGGAATTTTTGGGCTTGCGTGGATGCGTTGCGGATGTTCACCACCAACTATCGCAATACCTACACCAACACGGAATGGTTGCGTGATGTTGCTAGTGGCAACCTAAACCTATCTCGCCTTTACACTCTTCGCATTGAACTCTACGAGCTTTACATCATGGAGTTTAATGGGAGCATCTCAAAAATGCTCCTCCTCCAGAATTACGAAGGTCTTGTTCTTGGATACAAAGAAAATGGTCGCAAGGATCTTACTGAAGAAGAGTACCGCGACCAAACTGGTTTCCTTTACTATCGCAAAGATTGGGTAGAAAAGGATGGTGATGGATGGGATGACATCATTGCCCCTATGTGCGATTCTACTGGTAGTGGAATCTGGCATGAAATTCAGGGTCTAGCTGAAGCGGTCTTTATCCAATGCCGTGCATACGACATTCACATGAACCGATTCATGGATGCCGTCGATTGGAATACCCGTCTCATGTTTAAGGGTGGTTCTGCCGAATCGACCAAGAAGCTCAAGCAGATGGAGTGGCAACCTTGGATGGTTCTTCCTCAAGATGTCGAGCCGCAACAGGTTTCTGTAAACATTCCTTTCCAAGAAGTCCTTGCTGGAATCCAATTCTATCAAGCTGATCTCTATCGCGGTATTGGTGCTTACAACATTGGCATGACGACCAAGGGTGGCAAGCAACGCACCAAGGGAGAAGCTCAACTTGATGCCGCTGAATCTGCAAAGCTCCAAGGAACACAAATCCGTAGGTTCAACGATAACCAAACCCGTTGGCTCCGATTGCTCTACAAGCGCATGAGCAATACCAAGCGTGGTGGAAACGGATGGAAGCTCAAGGAAAAGTTCATTGACTTCATGGATGAGAATGGAGTCCCTGAAGAGGCTTGGAAATGGGAGAACATTGAGAACCTTGAGAGCAATATGCTTGCTGGTTCTGGAAGCCCATCCTACAAGCTAATGGCGGCTCAACAGACTGTTTCACTCACAGGCATGACTCCTATGAATGACGGGCAAGCAAATGCTATTGCTGATGCTATTGCCGCTCTTAATGGTCGCCAGAATGTCAATCGTTACTTCCAACATACCAAGGTTGATATTCCTGATGAGCAGGGAATTATATCAATGGAGAACATTGGCATGACTGATCCAAAGGGCAACCCTGCCAACTTCAGGGTTTATCCTGATCAGAACCATGTGGAACACTTCAAGGGTCATATCCAAGATGCCATGACTTCCATGCAGGAAGCACAGCAAGTTCTACAATCTACTGGCGTTAATCCCAAAGGACGCAACAGCCAGCAGACTGAACAGGGGGTTGATGATGAAGCATTTGAGCTTCTCCGTGATATTTACGCCTGTCTCATGCGATTCAAAGGGCCACATCTTGTTGCCCACCTTGGATTCATTCAGAAAGATCCTTCCAAGAAACAGATTGCCAAGGAGTTTGGTATGCAGATGCAACAACTCCAGCGTGGTGTTGATGAGCTTGGAAGTCAGGTTTCTCAAATGGCTCAATCCAAACAGCAGGAGCAGGGTCAAGGAAGCCAAGATCCTCACACCATCAAGCTCCAAGCTCTGGTTGCCAAGGAAGCGATCCAGACCGATAGCCTCAAGAAGAAAGAGGACATCAAGCTGGCGGCACTCGCACAGAAAGCTCAACTCCATAATGCCAACAGCATGGAGAAGGTTGCAACCGATCTTGCGACCAAGAGAGCAAAAGCCGCTAACGAGATCCAGATTCGCAGGGCAAAAGCCGCCCATGATACTCAAGTTTTGCAAGACCAGCACCAGCAGGAAATGCAGAACCAACAGCAAATGAACGCCCAAGATATGATGGCCCAACAACAGGCTATCCAAGGGCAAGAAGCAGTAACACAAAGCAACCCGCAACTCGGACAAGAAAATGGCTGATAAAAACACTACGAACCTTGCCGCCGCAATCGTAAACGATAGACGCTATAGCGAACTTAAAACCTCAATCTACGAGGATCTTGTAACCAAAGATCACGCAAGCATTGTTGCTGTATTTAAGGCATTGCAGGATTATGCTTTTGAAGCAGAAGATAATTCTTTCCATTCAGCAGATAAACCAGCAATGATTACTGCCAAGGTAGGATCACATGATTTGGATATTGATCCCGATCTTGATGATGGTCTTACTCCAGAAGAAATTTCCCTTCGCAAATAGCAACCACCAAAACTAAAACATATGTCTGATACCGCCGTTGTTGAAACGCCACAGCAAGTTGATCTTACCGCCGCATCACAGGCCGACAAAGCCGCTAGGGATGCCGCAATTAAGCAAGCCGATAATTTCTTCAAGGGAGATATTAAAGAAGCACCAAAGGGTACTCCTGCCGATCTTTTCAAGAAGATGGCAGAGAAGCTCAATCAAGATTCTTCTCAATTCCAAGAAAAGATTGACGAGGAAAAGCAAGCCGTAAAAGCAAAGGAAATCAACCGCGAGGAACCTGAAGTAAAGGCAACTCTAGTTGATGATGAGAAGAAGCCGGGGTTCATCAAATCGCTAAAGCAGACGAATGAACAGCTTTCAAAAGAAACGGCTGAACTCAAAGCCCGTGTTGAGAAGATCCCTGAATACGAAAAGGAAATTCAGGATCTACGCTCCAAGATTGATGATGGTGGAACCAAGAAGGAAATGGAGAAACTTCGCCTTGAGCTTGAAAAGGCTCTCAAGGAACGCGAGGATCGTGAGGCACAGCTTACTTCTGATCTTGATAATCTTCGGAAGGCAAATGCTTTTCTGAATCTTCCTGCTGATCCTGTATTCAAGGAGTCTTATGACGCTCCTATTCTTAATGGATATAATCAGGTCAAGATGATTATTGGTGATGATCACACATCATTGACTGAATTTGAGAAAGCAGTTGCCGCTTACGAAACCTCACTCCGTTCCAACGATGAAAACGAACGACTTCGCCAGCGTGAGATTTCCAAGCAAACGCTTAATTCCATCTACGAGAATCTTTCTCCAATGGAGCAAGCAAAGTTTAACCAGACTGCTTACGATGTTCTTGGAAAGATTGAGGCTAGGAATAATGCACTTCTGAACTGGGAAACAACCAAAGCGCAAGCTGATGAGGAAAAAGCTCGTCGAGCTTCGATGGCAAAGTCCCAAATTGGAAAGCGTTGGCAAGATGCTTACTCCCAAGCCAAGCAACAACTTGATGATGCAATCAAGTATCCAGAAGAGGTTGCAAAGATTATCTCTTCCCAAAATATTGATGATGACAATACGGAAGATGAGCTTATTGCAGAAGCCGCTCTCCGTGAGAACAGCAATTTTGCTCCTGAACAAATTACCCGTGTTCTCCAACAGGGAGCCAAGTTCAAGAAGCAACGAGCTTATACTTTCGCACTTGAAAAACAAGTTGCAGAACTTAACGAAACGATTCGCAAGATGAGGGGATCAGGAACGTCTGATGGAAACATTGGATCTTCTTCTGCTGGCAAAGCTAATGCACAGGAAGAACGTACACCTGAAGCTCTTTTTCGTAAGTTTCAAAATCGGTAGTTGACATAGTAGATTTCACGCATAATCTATTATGCATGAGATTGAAATGTGGAGATACTCGTAAAGAAGATAACAAGATATTCTGGGCTTATGACCGATCCTCAAAGAATGGGGAAAGGTGGTTAAGCCCAGAACAGTTTTTGCATTACAAGAAACGCAATGCAGAAACATCAAAAGATTGCTACAACAAAAATCCTAAAGCATTCTGGGACAGAAGTAGAAAAGCTGACTTAAAAAGAAGGTTTGGATTAACTCCAGATTTGTATGAGAAAATGCTAATTCAACAAAAAGGAGTATGTGCAATTTGTAAAAAACAATGCAAAACAAACGAAAGATTGTGTGTTGATCATTGCCACCATACCAATAAAATAAGAGGACTTTTGTGCCGTAGATGCAATGCTGGTATAGGCCATCTAGATGATTCAATTGATTTATTAAAAGCTGGAATAAAATATCTAAAGAAATATTGTTGACACCATTTCAATTTTTCATTAAAGGTGGGTTTGACATAACGGCACGATTGCCGCCCAACGAAAGTTGGTTTAAGCCAAAGAACTAAATCGGGTAGCTCCGATTCAAAAATAAAAGCGGCGTTCCAAGGCAAGAATCAATAATCGAAAGGTATGACGCAATCACGCGATAGGCCGGATCGCATAAACCCACCACAAATGGGAGCGATCCTTTTTTGTGGTTAAACAAATCTAACACAAAAACAACTAACACCCTATCTATATGGCACAAAACGGAGTAACATTCTCTAGCTGTCAGGATGTGGACACCCTGTTTAGGGAAGCCCGCACCTACTATAACCCATTCTTCATCAAGAAGATGGCCATAAACAGTATTTATTATGGTCGTCTCGAAACCGAGACTTGGCCTCTGAATACTCTCCCGACTCAGAAAGCATTCCGCTTCGGTCGCGGTTGGTACAATCCAGATCAGCCTTGGCAACAAGTCCAGAGTGGACGTTGCATCCAGAATGCGGATGACGTTCAGTTTGAGACGATTGCTCACCCCGGCACGGAAAGCTATACGTTCAGCCTCTTCACCAAGGCTATGCGTACCGATTGGTATCAGCTTACCGATTTCATGTATCGCCTCTTCCCACAGGAGGAGATGGATCACATCATGGCTACCAACGTCAACATCACCAAGAACGTCCATGAGGAGTTCGCCCGTTCCAACTGGATCGGTGGTGCTGGACACAAGTGGGTTCCGATCTCCAACGGGCAGAGCCTCGTTTCCTGTGTTGCCGAGGATGACCAGATGTTCATCGTTCAGCCTTTCGAGGGAACGAACGAGGGTAGCTACAACATGGGCTATGTCTATGTGAAGCTCCCTGCCAGCCAGCTTACCAACATTGGTCTGCTGTCTCTCGACACCCTTGATGACATTCTCATCAACCTCCAGCGCGAGGATGATGCCTATCGTCTCGACGTTAGCGAGGCCGCTGGTCGCCCCCTCCTTGAGGTTATCGTTCCTGATAGCCGAGTCCTCCGTCAGCTTTGGCAGTATGCCAAGCAGTCTGGTGGATGGTGGGAGAGCGTCAGCGATTTCGATGACAAGCAACTCCAATACTCGCTTGGTATTGATCGCGTCATTGGAAACTACGCCTTCTGCAACGACATCAATGGTGTTCGCCTGAACGTCGATTGGACTTACAATGCGTCCCTCTTGACCTTCAATGCCAACGATCCGTCCACTTGGCCTCGTCTGGTTCGCGTTCTGCCCTATGTCCCCGTTGCTACGGAACTTGGTTGCAAATACGTCCAGAACCCTGCCTACAACAATGCCGACTTCGGTATCACCAACCCTTGGGTGAACAAGGCCATGATCAAGTGGATCAGCCCTTCACAGAGCGGTATCGGTGAGGCTCAAGGCATGACCCAGAACTATGCTGGTGATTGGGAATGGAAGAACCCTGATTGGGAGTGCAACATCAAGCGCGACCAAGGTTTCTTCTGGAACCAGTTCCGTATGGGTATGCAGTTCCAAGATCCTACGCTGATGCACTCCATCCTTCACAGGTTGAACACCAGCAAGCTGATCATTCCTGCTCCTTGCACCCTGTCTGCAAGCTACGTCCCGCAATACACCCCAGATTGCTACGTTTGCTCCAGCGTGGTGAATCAGCCCATCTAATCAATAAGGTAACATACAATGTCCCTTAATAACGCTAACTACGGCCCGTCCAGCGTTCTCAACGCCCCTGCCCTGCTTTACGCAGGGTATGGGCAACCGCTGACTCCCTACTTTGTTTCAGTCGCTACTGGAACTAGCTTCACTATTCCTACGAGTGCTCTTACTTGGTCGATCACGGCTAATGGTACTGGCTCTTGCTCCGTGAATGGTGTTTCTCTTTCTGGTGCTGTTAGCCTGTCAGGATCTGGCCCTCTCGCAACTCCGATTGTTGTATCGGATGTTGGATCGGATAACGTCTATGTCAGCTACACTCTGAACAATGTTGTTTACAACACTCCTAGCTACTACTAAAATCTAAAAAACTAATTATATGTCCGTACCCAAACCCACTCCTAATAACCTGACACAAGTCAAGTTCGACCCTTTGGCTGTTGACTTTACTGTTGCAGGAACTGCCACACTTGGTCAGCTTGAGTATGACGAGCAGACGTTCATTCCTACGAATGCGTTTATCGTTTACAAGAATGCCCTTGGAACGAATGGCACTCAAGCCATTGTCACTATTGATGATGGTATCACCAACGAGAATGTATTCCAACCCCTTACGCTTCCTGCAACTCCTGTTGCTACTAGCCCCAATGCTAGTGCTAACTTGAGTCAGTCGGTGTTTGGATTTGGAGCAAGCTCCAGCCAAGCTACCTCTAACTACGTTCTTGGTCAGATTCCTGTTTCGACCGCTGTTCCTTCTAATGGAGCCGCCTCGACACAGACCCTCCGAGTCAATGTTACGCAAGCCGCTGTTCCTTCGCTTGCTACGACAAATCGCGCCACCACCAACAACATCTCGACGCTGACTGTTTCTTCGGTTCCGTCTTGGTTGGTTCCCGGTGTGTATGTCAAGGTTCTGACTGTTGGAGAAGCTTCTTACAATGGTCTTGTTCAGGTTATCTCCACGACCTCTACGACCTTCTCGTACTACAACCCAAACAAAGTTACTGAAGCTACCACCGCTGATACCGCTGGTCGCATCGGTGCGATCTATGGTGATGTGTACGTTGTTGGTCTTCTTGTGTAATTAAACTTGGTGGGGCAGGGGTTCGATCCCCCTGCTCCATCATAAAACTGCCATGTCTGTAACGCCTCTATCTTTTGAAGATTTCGTTGACACGACTGCCGATGAGCAGAGATGGCAGATTTACAATGCTTTTCTAAAAAACGGAACTCCAGCATTGTCCTTTGAAGATTTTATTGATACAACTGATAGCGAACAACGCTGGTTGATCTTTAATGCAATAGCAAATCCCTAATATATTATGTCCGTAGATCCTCTTACATTTGGTCAATTTGTAGATACGACTGACAGCGAACAGCGTTGGCAGATTTACAATGCTGTTGTAGCTGGAGGAAGCGGAGGGAATCCTTTTAATCAGTCTTTAAATACGACTGATGATGTTACTTTTAATAGCGTTACTGGAACTACAGGTATTGCATCAGCTTCTGGTGGTTTCTCATCACTATCTGTTGGATCTTTTGTTGCTAGTGGGACAGTTTCTTGGCCTTTATATCAAGCAGTTGTTGGCGCAAGTGACCCAGATGGAGGAAGTGGTGGAGGGCCGGGATCTATTACTTTAGATGGAGGAAATGGTCTTTTTGATGGAAGTCATGCACACGCAGGAGGCTACTCTGGGAGTATAAATCTTTCTGGAGGAAGTGCGGGATTAGACGTTATAGGTAATGGAGTAGATGGAGGGCAGGGTGGGTTTATTACCATGATAGGAGCAACAGGAGGTGATGCTGGCTCTATTACTACTTCTGGATCTTTTGCTGGAAATGGTGGTAGTATTAACACATCCGCTCAAAGTAATTATGTTGGAGGATCAATAAATACATCTGCTGGAGCAGGTGGAGTTGGTGGATCAATAAATACAACAGGATCTATTGGCGCAAATGGAGGATATATTTATACAGCCGCATCAGCAACAAATGATGGTGGATATATTAATACATCATCTGATATTGGAACATCAGGAGGTTATATTAATACTTCTGCTCAAGGAGGAAATGGTGGATATATTAATACATCTGGAGATATAACAAACCCAGCTAATGGTGGTTCTATAAATACTAGCGGAAGAACTTCTTCTGGAGGGGGCATTAACACTTCTGATGGAGGTGGATCTATTGATACAAATGTAGGATATATCCAGCTTGGATTGGATGGAACTAGGACAACATTCAACGCAACAAGCACAGCAAATAGGATTATCAATCTTCCAGATGCGGCAGGAACTATAGTTCTTAAAGACACAAATAATGTTGTGCAAATTGGAGCAACATACTTTACTACTCCTGTATTAGTTTCTCAACTCCCATCTGCAACTGGAAATGCTGGCCTTCGTGCATTTGTTTCTGACGCTTTAAGCACCACATTTAATGGGAGCGTAACTGGCGGTGGAGGAAACAAAATTCCTGTCTTCAGCAATGGATCAGCATGGAAAGTAGGATAATTTCTAACAACTAACTGAAAATAAAATGGCTCAATACACACTACAAGTAACTAAACTAGAAGTTGATACTTCTGCTTATGTGATTTCTGACATTCCTGCCAGAAAGATTGCATCTGTATCATTCTTTGGATCTCAAATCCGACTCACGCTTTGGAGTGGTGATGAGTATACCGCCGCTGGTGATTACACCCAAGCTCAAGTAGATGCTCGGATTGCCGAGCTTCTTGGAGCAGATCCAGTTGCTACGCTTACTGGACTCCTACCAAAACATCCATAATAAAGTTATGGTTCACCACCTAGATACCGCCGCTACAGGAGCAATTGGGTTTGCCGCTCCCATTGCCGCCGCTACGTTGTCACTAGATGCTACTCTGGATCTTGAGATGCGTATCGCTTCTATGGCTGTCGGTATCTTGGTTGGACTAGCTTCTTTTGCAAAGCTCTGTTACGACATCTGGGCTGACCACAAGAATAGGGAAAAATGAAGGCTCTGCAAATCATTGCGGTTAGTGCAATGATCTGTCTGGCAGGTTGCGCTCACCATGAAGATCATTTCACGCCTCCTAGCCTTGTTGAAGTTCAACGCAATGTTGCTAGGGTCGCTCCTTTCGTTAAACCAGAAGGAAAAACGGCATACATCGACCTTGAGAAATCAATCGCGGATTACCAAGCAAGGGTCGAAAAGCAAACGGAATTACTCGCTAAAGCAGAGCAGGATGCAATCTACTGGCACGAAAAGCAGGAGAAAGCACTAGAGGAACTTTGGATTTGGAGAAGCATTGCTATTGCTTCGGTACTTGCAGTAGTGGGATATATCGGAATCAAAACAGCATGGCGATTCGCTCTTTAATTGAAAAGAAACTTGATCAACCAGCATCAAGGAGCAAGAAAGCTCTTTATGCGGGATTGGCTGGCTTGGGCGTTGTTATTGTTTTCCTGCTTTCTTCAGCCCTCATCCTCAAACATTCAGAAGTTGCTAAAGAGATCGTTGAATTGGCTACGACTTCAATCATGGCTTTTATGGCATTATCGGTTACGCTGATAACAGGGCAAAGCGCGTTTGACTGGAAAGCCGTATCTGCTCTTCAAAATATATCAGAGGATGAGAAGGTTGATTCAAACGCTGAAGCACCAGATGTGGAAGTAAACCAGCGAGTGTATAAGCCTCGTTACTATGATGACCACACGATTTAAGAATGTCATTATCCCTTGGTTGTTTGACCATGAGGGCCGTGAGTTAGAAGATGACAAAGACGATCCCGGTGGTCGCACAAAATTTGGAATAGATCAACGATCTCATCCCAATGTGGACATCAAGAATCTAACGGATGAAGAGGCAACTCAAATCTATTGGCTAGAATGGCAGAAAGATGGTTGCGAACATCTTCCTACTCCGCTTGATTGGATTTACTTTGATGCTTGTGTGAATTGCGGAACTAGCAGGGCTATGAAATTCCTTAAAGCATCAGCTAGAGATGCAAAGAAGTTTCAGGAAGAAAGGATAGATTTCTATAATAGACTTGCGGATCAAAATCCAAGATTGAGCAAGTTTCGCAAAGGTTGGATTGCGAGAGTAAATGACTTGTCAAGGGCTTGCGGATTGGCTTAAAGTAAGGCGATGCAATATCAAAATAGCCAATGTTGCTACAACGCTGAACCAAACTGCTTTACTGGTTGTGGTCAGACTATGCCCATTGTGCCGGGGACTAATCCTTCTTTGCAGACTTGGAATGGTCAGAATTTTGTTGTTGCTGATGGATCTGTACAGAATCCAATTTTTCTTCCAAATCTTCAGCAGAGTTCTTCTACGGCATCTTATTTAATTGGAGGAGATCCTACTGGAAAGTTGTCATATTATTCTCCTTCATTGTTTGCACAAAACAATAACTTCTGTGCATTTTACGATACTACCACTCAAACAAGTGGAGGAACTACTGCTTCAAATCTTGTAACATTTAATACTACAAATGTTACTAATGGAATATCGTTAGTAAACGGAAGCCAGATTACATTTTCAACTTCAGGTTACTATCTTATTAACTTACTTGGGCAATTTCTATTTACTGGAGGCTCTTCTAATTACGATATAACTATTTGGTATGCCGTTAATGGAGTTTCTGCTACTGCATCATCTTATACTTATACCATAGGAAGTTCTCAAAAGTCGCAGGTTTTGGCAAATGTTGAAAATATTAGTTACCTAAATAAAGGAGATTATATTCAATTTTATTGGTGGTCAGATATTACGCAATCTTCCATAACGCTTGCACCAACCGCCGCTGGAACTAATCCAACTCGTCCTTTATCTCCTAGCGTAAACGTTAATATAATCCAAATTAAGTAATCTTTATGCCCTGTCCTCCACAAGTTCCTATTAGCATTCTTCCTCCTGTAAGCCAAGGACAAGGGCCGCTTGTGTGGCAGAATGGAAGCCAGATTGCTAGACTAAATTCTCCGCTTAATCCCTCGCTGGTTATTTATGATGGAAGTGTTGTTCGTTATGGAGATGGGTCTGCACAAGCACCAATTACTCTTCCCAATATCCAGCAGTCATCTCAAGCCGCATACTATCTTGCTGTAGATGGTAATGGAACTATATTCAAAACTCCAGTAATATCATATTCTGCAAATATACTTATAGTTGCTGGTGGTGGATCTGGAGGTGGAACAACCTCATTTAGAGGAGGAGGAGGTGGTGGTGGTGGTGTTTTGCAAGCCACAACGCCTTTAATTCCCGGCTATACATATAGTGTTATTGTGGGTGCTGGAGGAGTGGCAACTACTGGGCTTGGTTCAAATGGAGGAAATTCTAGCTTTGGAACATTAAATGCCATAGGTGGAGGTGGAGGTGGATATACGCCCTCTTCGGCTGTCAATGGATCAAATGGTGGATCTGGAGGAGGTGGTGCATCTGTTCAGTCTGGAACTGCTGGGTCTGGGGGACAGGGAACTTCAAACCAAGGAAATAATGGAGGATCTGGATCTGTTGGTGCAAATTCTGGAGCAGGAGGAGGTGGTGGTGCTGGCTCTTCTGGAACTTCAGGAATAAATTTAATTGCTGGAGGAGGTGGTGCGGGAGGCTCTGGTATTGCAAGTTCAATTTATGATGGAACCACAAGATACTACGGAGGCGGTGGTGGTGGATCTAATCGCTATATTGGATCTCCTACCAATATTCCTCTTGGCGGTCAGGGTGGTGGAGGAAATGGATTTGCAAATGCAACTACTCTGGCTACTTCTGGTACTGCTAATACTGGTGGAGGAGGAGGCGGAACTGATAATAACTCTTCATCATTAGTAGCGGGAAATGGTGGTAGTGGAATCGTTATTGTTTCCTATAATTCCACAAAACAACTTGCAAATGGTGGCGTTGTAACTTCTTATACTTCTGGTGGCTCAACTTTTTGGGTGCATACTTTTACAACTTCTGGTACTTTTATATCTTAACAAACAAAACTATGTCTTACGGATACAACAACGGATGGGGCGGTGGATGTGGATGCGGCAATACTGTTCAGTATGCTCCCCCGGCTTGCAATCCCAACTTCCCAACTTATTGCACCTCATTAGGACAGGGTAATATTGTTCGTCTTGTTGGTGAGGATTCCGCTTTTTGCAAGTATACAGTTCCTACTTTTGTTGCAACTGCTACAAACACTAAAGCGCAAAGCATTCTGACATACAATAATGTTGGAAATGTTTCTTGGGGGGATGGTTCTTCAAGCAATCCAATTTATATTGCTCCTCCAGACAACACGGCAACGGGTCAAGCATATCAATCTCCTGTGTATGGAACTACAGGAGTTAGTTTGCAAGCGACAACGGCAACCGGGCAATTGGTGGAACTTACTCCCGCATCAAGCCTTTTATCTAAAGCCCAATTCCCTGTTGTCGCTCCAAGTGGAAGCACGACTACTTGGGGAACCATTGACAACATTATCCCAAATGATGGTGTTGTTTATAGGTCTAGCGGAACGGTTGCAGAAGCATCTCTTGGATCTACTGGTCAGGTTCTCACAATGTCAGGTGGTGTTCCTGTTTTTCAGACTCCTCCGACAAATGCCTTTATTGATGCACGATCTGTAAACATTTCCTATGCAAGCGTGACATCATTGAATGTTACTTTTAGTCAACTTGTTTTAAGCAATGGAACGAATCAGATTGCAGTAAGTAATTCTTCTACTTACACTCTTAATCTTTCTAATTATGGTTTGGCAAACACTCTTGATACTGGATCGCTTACAAACAACGCATATTATTATGTGTTTGCCATTTATAATTCTACGACATCAACCTTGGCAACGCTTGCATCTTTAAGCCCTACAGCACCCACTCTTCCTACTGGATATAGCTATTTCAGGTTGATTGGTCTATTCAGGACTAATAATTCTTCGCAGGTTGATGCTCTATACAACCAAAATGGAAGAGCAGTAAATCTTGGACAGACTGCAAACGTGGTTGTATCCAGCCAATCTACTCAAGCTACAAATAAGTATTGGTCTGGATCTATTTCATATGCTCCTTACCAGTATGTTGATAAGGCTTTCTTTAGATTTAGTCTTGTCGGAACATCCACAAGCCAGACTGCAAACGTAATCATTTCAAATGTTGCCGCTGGTTCAACTGGAGGAACTCAACCAGCATTGGCAACAACTAACGAAATTTACGGAGCGTTCATCGTTGCGCCAGCATATGGAACTAGTACAAATTCCGTATATGGATCTACCACTTGTGTTGTTCCAAATAACTCTACCAGCTACTTCAATATTTACACTACTGCTATTCTTGGAACTGGAGATTCTTTTGCCCTTCAAATCTCTGGTTACGAGTTGAGCTTCCTGTAATATGGCCCAAGATGGGAGAGTTTACGATGGAACAGCGGTAACGATTGGAATGGATGCCGAAACGCATCCTTCAATCCTACCGCCAGAGTTTGTTTCTTCCTGTGTAAACCGATCATTCAGGCAGGGAATCAATGGAACTCGTCCTCCTTTTACAGAGATTCCCATCACGCCAGCATTTGGACAAGATCCATCTATATTGACTGATTTCCAGACGGGAAATTTTCAGGGTGCGCTTGCATATAGATCCATTAAAACGGGATCTGCTGATGGATTTGTTGTATCAGTTGCAGGAGTTATTTACTTTATTTCGGTAGTAAACAACATTGGAACACTCTACAAACTCATTGATGGGAATGATCCATCCATGATGCACACATGGTTTGTTCAAGCTGAAGATTGGGTTTACATCCAAAATGGATACCAAGATCCGATTGCTTGGTCTGGAGATATCTCTGGAACTCCTACCAATCTCCAAGCAAAGGGAGATGGATCTTCTACAATAAAATTGACTTGGACAGACAATGCCGCTGGTGCAGTTCAGAATGAGATCCAAGTTCAATACAATCAGGGCATCTTTGGAACAATTGCTTTGGTTCCATATTCTCAAACTTCTTATTCTTTCACCGCTCAATCATCTTCTACATCATACGCATTTCAAGTTCGTAGCGTATTCCCTGATGGCTCATCTACACCTTGGTCGAACATTGCGACTACTACATCCGCAACGACTACAATAACAGCGGCACAGCCAAATACGATCTTTAGGCTAAATCCTGTCAAGCAACAGATGCCGATTGGAACGATCATGGCATATGCCTATGGTCGAGTTGCAGTAAGCGATGCCAATAACAACATCTATGTTTCCGACATCATCTACGGAAACGGATTTACAAATACGGCAAACACTCAAAACTTTACAGAGCAAACCTATTGGGCTGAAGGTGGATCATTTACCCCTCCTGCAAACCTTGGATTGATTACAGGCATGAGGATCATGCCATCCCTGAATATCAATGTTCGTGGTCAGGGTGAGCTTGTTGTATTCTGTGAGAATGGATCTTTCACTCTGGATTTGTCTCAAGATAGAACGACATGGCAAGCATCCAATATCCAAAAAGTATCGCTGATTGGTCGTGGATGCCGTTCTCCTTGGAGCATCACGGGAGTCAACAATGATGTCTATTTTAGATGTGATGATGGATGGGCTTTCTACAATAATGCTCAAGTAGACTTCTACTCTGCTTTGTCCTTCCGAAAGATCAGCAGGGAAGTCCAGCCTTGGGTAAACTATGACACTCCTTGGTTGAGGCAGTTTGAATCGGCAATGTTCTTTGACAACCGAATCATTGCTACTGTTTCTCCATTTACTGTTTCTACATCTGCCAACTATGGATTGCATCGTCCAAGCAGGGCTATGATCGTTCTTGATGTTGAGCAAGAAAGCAGGAACAACCCTAGTGCATCTCTTCCTAGTAGGTGGAATGGGCTTTGGGAAGGGCCGCAACCTACACAGCTTGCCACAGCTCAAATCAATGGAGTCCAGCGTGGATTTGCTTTCTCGTTTGATGCTGACAATGTGAATCGTCTTTACGAGCTTCAGAGCAGTAGCTCATTGCTTACTGGCGTGGATGACTATTCCGTTCAGTATGGAAGCGTACCTATCAAATCTTATTTCATCACAAAGAGATATGATTTTGTTCCAAATCCCGGTGCTAGTAAGTTTGTTAGGAAGCAACTTGCTGGTGGAGAAGTCTGGATCTCAAACCTAAAAGAGGCCGTAACAATCTCCTGTGAATACCGACCCGATTCATATCCTTGTTACTTTACTCTTTCTAACCCGATTACAATTGGTCAGGACGAATGCACTCCAATATCCAATGGATGTGTTCCTGCTGTTTCTCAACCTCGTTATCAGCAGTTGAAGTTTCCTTCTCCTGATATTAACGATTGCGAAACATTTGGTCAGATTTCTCCGCAGGAAGGTGCAGAGTTTCAATTCAAGATCGACATTTCAGGATCGTGCATCGTGGATAGAGTTAGGCTTTCTGGAATCTTCAATGACTCATTGGATCTCCCTGCTGGAGATTGTGCCGATACTTTCTATAACGATCCAGAGCCAGTTCAATGTGCTTGTCAGGCAGATTTGGATTACTACAGGATTGTACCTTTGCCAGATTATATCTCTTCAGTAAATGGTTAAAAGTATTGCTAATGCTTACAAAAAGGTTTACAAAATAACAATATGCAGAATCAGAGTTCTCCAGTTCAAATTCTTGCACCAGTAATTCCCAACAACTGGTGTCCAGAAGGAAGTTGGTCAGACATATTTAATTCATTTGTTCAGCTTTATCTTAATAATTCTACAATCAATATCCCCGGCCTTGGTCAAGTAACTCCACAGCAGATTGCTACGATCAACCAGAACATCCAGAACCTCCAGAACGAATATAATGCTCTGGCTGTTAATGTTCGTACTGGAACAGTTAATCTTACTGGTGCTTCTGTTATTTATCCTATCTCTTTTTCTTCAGCAATGCCTAATGCCTCCTATCAGATTATCATTGAGCCGATTTCTGCTAGTGGATCTACCCCTACAAACAACTGGTCTTGGGCTGTTGTTACGGGATCTAAAGCAACAAATGGTATGTCTATCTTGTTTAACAATCAAACAAGTGGTTCTATTACAGGATTTAACTGGACAGTTCAATCTATCGCTTCATCATAACACTAACCCCTAACCAAATCATATCATGGCAAAGGACATCAACAGGGCTACCCAGCCTAAACTGCAAAACGAGGGATTCTCCACCCGTGGAGACATCAAGGAGGGAATGAGCAATCATCCCAAGGGAACGGAGTTCAGCGGCATTTTCTATGCTGGCAAGCTCCAACCTGAACCCACCTCCCCGGGTCGCGGTTCCTCCAAGAAATAATATGGCCTCTCACGGCGTACAATACACAAGGGATAATACCGAGCGTGGTATTGTCTTTGATCATGCAATGCCCCAGCCTATGCAGAGGGTGCAGATCAAGGGCGACATCCCTACTATCCGTGCGTACAAGGATGCCCGTACCGCTCGTATCAAAGCTATCGGAGAAGCCAATCAAAAGGCTGTTTCCGTTGGTTCTGCTAACGAGAGCGGAATGGGAGCGAACGCTAATCCGTTTCACGCAGATTGGATTTGATATATGGCTTCTCCAAAGATCCCTAAAGGTGGGTCGATGAGGAGCCGTATGCTTTCCGTCAAGTCTGCCCCAAGCATCAAACTTGGGAATCTTAAAAGCACAACAGGCCCGAATCTGAAGGCTACCCGCAATCTTGTGGGCGGCCCGATTACTCGCGGAGAAATGATCTAAAGCGATGCTGTACGATGTCCAATACATTCTAGATGCTATTCGCCCATATGCGGGAAATAGCGGAACTTGTAATCAAAAGGTTCAGCTTGATTACATGAACAAGGCTCGTCGCTTGCTCTGGAACAAAACGGATACAGATGCTACTTGTGAATATGTATGTATCGCTTGTGTTAATGGGATTCTTACTCTGCCTAGCATCTACAAACAGGTTCGATTGGCTTGGATTGATGGTCAGCCTGTTTCTCTTGGAAACGAATGGTATCAATCCATTCCTCAAGATACTTGGGGTGATGCCTCAAATGGCGGGTATGGCAATGGATGGGGTCAAGCGTATGGATGGAATGGTGGCAATAAGAAATTCATTGAGATTGGTGGCAAGCACGTTACCTATCAGAATTATCATGCCGCTCCATATCTGCTTTGTTTAGAAGCAGAGTCACCGCTGGATGCTGGACAGCAGATTACGCTGTTTGGAGAGAATGCTTATGGTACTAGGATCAGCGAGACGATTACTCTTGGTCTTGCTCCTGCATATTCCTATTCCGTAAATTACTTTAAGGATGTCTTCCAATGCACGAAGACGCAAACAAAGGGTAGGGTCAGGTTGTATTCTTATGATCCCGACAATCAAGCACAGATGCTTTTGTCGATATACCAACCCTACGACATCAATCCTAGCTTCCGTAGATATGCAGTTCAGGGAAGGGTGAGGGATTCTGTTATCCTTTACTGCAAGAAGAACTATCAGGATTTGTATGAACTAACCGATCAGGTTGAGTTCACGCCTGAAGCGATGATTTCTGCTGTGATGGCAGTTGTCTATCGTGAGAATAAAGGAAGTGATCAGCTTTATGCTACGTCACTTCAGAATGCCATCTTTGAAGTCAATAGAGAGACTGCTGATAGGGAAGAGCCTACTGGTAGTACGATTAGGCAATTCCCAAACAATATGATGTTGAATGCTTTGATTCCAACATATGCTTGGGATGATGGAGCTACATGGCCCTATTGATAAAATAAACAAAATATAATATAACAGATTTTATGGCATTTTCTACAATGGGAACAGCAGGAGGCGCACTTGGCGGTGCGGCGGCTGGAGCGCAACTTGGATCAATTGTCCCCGGTATTGGGACTGCTATTGGTGCAATTGGGGGTGGTCTTTTAGGAGGTCTTGCTGGATCTGGTGCGCTTTCAGGTGGAAGCTCAACAGCTAAAGGACTTCCTTCATTTAGCCCACAACAGGATCTTGCATTTCAGCAACAAGAATATAACCAGATGTACCCACAGGCATTGGGTTATGGTCAGAATGCATTTAATCAAGCTGAATCACAGGGTCTTGGATTTGCTAAAGCTGGAACGCAACAGAATATTGCTGAACAAAACAAAGTAACGCCGGGTTCATCACAGCAAAGAGAACTTGCTCTTCAGCAACTTAATTCCTACATCCAAGGACAGATCCCACTTGATGTCCAGCAACAGATTAATCGTCAGGTTGCACAGAATCTTGGTGGTGGATTCAACCTTTTCTCTGGTGGAGGACAAGCTCCACAGAACTTTGCTAGGAACATTGGACAGACTAGCGTTGGTCTTTCCCAATACGGATTGAGTGCCGCTCCTACTTGGCAACAACTTGCTAATACAATGGTGGTATCTCCTGCTGTTGGACTTGAAGCTGGATTGCAAGCAAGCGGTCAGGGAGCAAGTCTTGCCGCTCAAGCGGCTGGATTGGGAAATCAGCTTGCGGAGAGTCAGTATCAAGCTGGATTCAACCAGTATCAAGCACAGCAGTTGGCTAATCAACAGCAAGCTCAACTTGGTATGGGCCTTGGTCAACTTGGCTTGGAAAGCTATTCTGCATTAAATAAAGGGAATTATCTTAACTCTCTTGCTTCTCCATCATCACAGATTCCTGCCGCTCAATATTCTGGGTCTATGGTTCCTCTTTCTTCTGCCCCGCAATCTGTCCAACAGCAATACGGCTGGGGACAATACGCCAATCAATAATATATGCCAATCGGATACGCAAATTTCGGGAACATACAGGCTGGCAATCAGCAGGTTGTTAATTCGCTTGTTGGCCTTGGTCAGCAGATTGGCAATGCTATTGAGACTCATGCGGCTACGCAGTCTGCACAGGCTATGTTGCCTATGTTGCAACAGCAGTATCAGGCAGGAATGCAGAAGATTTCTTCAGGTGATTCTGCTGGTCTTTCTGATGTGTATAACGCAAGCATGGTTGCTTCACAGAATCCATTGCTTGCTCCTATGGCGAATCATGCCGTGAATATTGCGAACATGGCGAATGTCCAAACTCAACATGGATTGAGGACTCTTGCGGCTCAACAGGGGGCTTTGTATAGGGCTAATCTTAAAGCTCAAGGAACTTTAGGTGGTGGTGTTCGCCCGATGACAGGTGGACAGCAGGCTCAAAATACCTACAGATACCGCAAGGATCTAAATACTATTTGGGATAATAACAGGGATAATGTTAATGACTTCCTTTCTGGAAAAGACAATTCTGGAACTACTCAACTTGCATCTGCTTTGAATAAATATCAGGCAATGAAGCAGGATTCGGGGATAACTGATCCTAATTTTGAAAATGTTTTGATGGCTAAACAGGCAATTGCCGCTGGTGCTGATCCAGCAAAAGTCCTTGAGAAATACAAGGCTCTTCAAATTCCTGCTTCTAAAGCATCTGCTCCCACAATAACCACTCCTGCCGCCGCTCCTACAAAACAAGCTCCTGTTCAGCTTCCTGCTGGGCTTCAGATCAATCCTACATTTAATACTGGATCTGCTACTCCTGCTGGTGGTATGATTCCAGCCGCATCTGGAGCAATGCAAGGAAATGTTGCACAAGCAGAAGAACCCGAAGTTGTCGAACCAGATACAGAAGACCAAACCGAAGATCAAGAAGCTGAACAAGTAGCATAATTATGGGAGACAATCCGTTTGCCGACCTTATTCCCCAAAGAGGGTCAGAACAGGGCGGTGTAATAAATCTCCCTGTAGCTAATCCTACGCCTGTTACTACATACAGCATTCCTGCCGCTGTTGGTGGTGCTGATGAGGCGTATGATTCTGGAACCGCTCAAGGAATTGGATCATCGGATAATGAGCTTGCACCCGGAATAGTTGCGGTTAATCCATCTGTTTACCCCATTGGGACTATCTTTAAGGATGCCGATACTGGTGAGGCATTTGTTGCTGGAGACAAACATGGGAATGCAAATCCTAATGTCATTGATATTTATACGCCCCCATCTCAATACACGGGATTTTCTGGTCAAAGAAATCTAGTTCCTGTGGGAAAGGTTCCTGCCAATGAGATTCCAAAGACCGCTGGAGGAGTGGGTGAATTGCTGAAGAACTTTGGAAAGGTTCCTGAAGGAGAGGGTGCATATACGTCCCTTGGAAAGATCCAGCAAGGATCACAACCTCAACAGCAACAGATGGAGAATCCGTTTGCTGATTTGATTCCACAGAATGAACAGCCACAATCTACTGGTGGCGCATTTCAGTCAGCCGCATCTAAAGCAGAGCCAAGCAATCCTTTCGCTGATCTAATTCCTTCTCAACCAGCACCATCTAGTTTTGGAACAGCCGCTACACCTACTGGTCAACCTCAAACATTTGGAGATATGGGAGTTGGCTATGAACAGAAGCCTGATGTTGGATATTTAGAACTGGCTGGTAGAGGGCTTACTGGAGCCGCCGCTAAAGCCAATGAATTGATGGCACAAGGGCTTGGAATCTTTCCTTATTTGGAAGACAAAACGCTTCAAGCCTTTGGCGTAAATAGTGATATTTACAATCGCTACATGAAAGCGGTTCATTCTGTTGGTCTTGGTCAGCCGGGTGTTGAAGCCGCTCAAATCAAGCCGACTGAAAAACTTCCTCCGCTTGGTGAAGCTGTTTACTCAACAGCAGAAATGGCTGGAACATTGCCATATATGATGATGACAGGAGGGATTGGTGCTGAAGAAGCCGCCGCTAATGAAGCATTCCAAGCAGTCAAGCCATTGTTGCCTCGTATAACGCAAGGCATCCAATCAATGACTATTCCTGCGGCTGAATCTGGAATGGATGCTGTTAAGCAATCTGCCGCAAAGGGAGATGATCAAATTACCCAAACAGCAAAAGGAATGGCAATGGCAACTACAACTGCCGTTATGGGTGCCGTTCCTCTTTCGATTCAAAGCAAGATTGCAAATCCGCTGTATCGTTTCTTAGAGCAAGGTGCTTATGGATACTTAACAGGAATCCCTGTTGGTGAGGCGCAGAAACAAGTTAATTCATGGGTGAATGGTCAGCCATATGTTCCCAGCACATTTAAGGAAATGGCTGTTCAGGCTATACCAATGGGATTGATGACTGGTGCTTTTGGTGTCCTTCATGCACCTGAAGCTAAAGGTAAATATGATCAAACATGGGCAGGGCCAGAGCAAACACTTGCTCCATCCGCTAATCCTGTCGTCAATCAGCGAGAGGCGCAGATTACCCAGATGGCAGACAATCAGTCGCCTACTCTGGAAGTCACCAAACCAGCAGAAGAAGCTCCTGCTCCTGCTGTTGAGACTCCCGCCGCTCCTGTTGATGTCCAAGCACAGATTGATCAGCTTCACCTAGATCAGTTGGAGCATGATGAGGGATCTCCTGAATATAATGCAATTCAGGAAAAGATTGATGCTCTAAACAAACCCGCTGAAGCCCCTGCTGAAGCACAACCTAAAGTTGTTAAATTAACTGGATTTGGAAAAGGTGATACCGAAGCTGGATCAAGACTTATTGATTCTATTGAAAAAGAAACAGAAGAGAACCAGCTTGATCCAAGAGAAAGAATTGTAAATCGCAACGCCGCTATTGATGTAGAAGATTCAGGTGGTGTAGCAAGAATACATTCCATTAGAGCATTTGAAAGAGGGACGGGTGCTGGAAGGGATGCTCTAAATTTAATTATAAGATTAGCAGATCAAGAAGAGGTTCCTCTTGTTCTTGACCCTGAAAGATTTACATCTGAAGGACTTACAAATAAGCAATTAAAAGATTGGTATTCAAGAAATGGATTTGTGGAGCAAGAAAATGGTTCCATGAGGAGAGAACCAAAACAACCAACCGAAAAAACATATGAGTCCGTTCAGAAGCAAGGTGCAAGAGAAGTGGGCGTTCGCAACGCACCAGCCGTGGGCGAAGGAGTGGGCACAGAAAACAAAGCAGAAGTCCCTGCCGGAAAAGGTGAAGCCCCGAAAGAAGAAGTAGCACCAGCTAATCCCTATGATGCCATTAGGGATAGCTATTACGAAAATGGAGATCACTCTCAACTGGTAGATTCAGCAGAGAAAACAGCCAAGGAGCAGGATAACCAATTCCTGCTTGATGCTGTTTCCAAGTTCCGCGAAGAAGTTGGACAAGGGGTTAATCCCAGCGAAGCCGCAACAAAACTGATGGATGCTTTGGCTTTTGAGGCCGACATGCATGAGCAGGGGGTCAAACCAAGTGATCGCGGATTGCCTACAGGAAAGGTTGGAAAGCGTGAAACTGAGGGTGGTTACTTTGGTATTCGGAACCCAATTATCAAATATCTTAAAGAGAATCCCATTTTATCGAGATCAACTTATCTTAAAAAGATAAAATCAGGCGAGTTTACTAAAGGAGGTGGTGAATACGATACACCTCCAGACATTAATAAAGGACACGCTATGCAAATTTATCGAGAGGATGGTCAGACTCTTGATAAGCGTCATCAACAAATGGTTGACGAGGGCATAATGAAGGCAGACTCAACTGTTGAGGATCTTTGGAAGGAAATTGATAATGCTTCCAAATCTGCTTCCAAGCTAGAAAAGGAAGAATCCAAGAAAGATGCTACAGAAAAAGCTTTAGAGGAAAGGGCTTCTAAACTAGAAAAACTCCAAAAGACTGATCCAGAAAAGTATGCTGGAGAAATGCAGGAGGATCTTGAACGCTGGTTTAATGACAAAAGGCGTAGCGAGGGTGGATTTATTGAGTTCCCTGATGCTGTAAAGAATGCCGCCGCTAAATTTGGCGAGGCTATCTACAAAGCTGGAATGTCATTCCGAGATTGGTCTGGCGAGATGGTCAAGCGTCTTGGCGAAGGAGTCCGTGGATTCCTGCGTAGGATCTACAATGCCATCTCTACTGGCGGGGGGCGTTTCCTAGAGCGTGGAGCCGAGCGTGGATCAATTGATCTTGGAGGAGAAGAAAGATTTAAGCCAAAAGCACCTACAGAGCGTGAGACATACGCAAAGAGGGCATATGATGCTTTGACTAAATCAAGGGGAGGAAATCCTCCTGATGAAGCTACGCTTACCAATGCCCTAGCAAAGAAATTCCCCGGGATTACCTCACGCGAGGCATCTGATCTATACGCATCCGCAACAGGAAAGCCTAAATCTCCTGCTCCATATGCTGGCGTTGCGGCTACGCAAGGAGAAATGTTCCCACAAAGAACTCCTATTGGAATTAGCAAAGAATCTGTTGAAAACCAGCGTCTCGCAAGGATGCTTGATAATCTTCCTGAATCAGAAAGAGAATCTAATGCCGCCAAAATAAGCGATGCTTTGGAAAAGAATAAAAATCCCAACATTGTTGAAGGATTGATTCACGAAATTATTGATGGCGGGAAAACAATTGCAACTCCTGAAGAAGTAGCATTGTTGAATGTGGAAATGAATCGACTTCAACTTGAGCGGGAGCGGATTCAAAATAACTTTGATCAGACAGAAAAGCGTCCTTCAGATTATTCTGTGCTTAATCAAGAGCTAAAGCCTATTGATGATAAGATAGATAGACTTGAAAGGGCTGTAGATAAAATTGGAACGAGTGCTGGTAGGCTTTTGCAAATGTTTAAGATCATGCTGGCTGAAGACTATTCTCCAGTTGCTCTTGAGAGAAAAGCAGTTCGTGATTTGCGCCGTGATCTTACTCCAGAAGAAAAGGAAACAATTGCTCGTCAGGCAAAGGAAATCAAAGACCTTCAGGACAAGTTGAATCAAAAACAGGGTCAGGCTGAAGAGAAAGATCTGAACGAATCTGTTAAAGATGCTTATGAAAGGCAAATTGCAGAGCTTAAAGAACAAGCGAAGCCTGATCCTGCTGTTCAGAGTATTCTTAACAAGGTAGCAAATGCTCTTAAATCTCCAGCAGATGCGGCTAGAGAGAGAATTGCTCAAAGAAGGAAAGAGCGTGGAGGAAGGTTATTCACGGGTATTGATCCAGAGCGTTTGGCAGATATTGCAGATGCCGCAATTATTGGTGCTGAAAAGATCGCCAAAGGAGCATCCAATCTCGCTAGGTGGACTGCTGAAATGAAGTCAGAATTTGGCGATGGGATTATTCCTTACATCAAGCAGATTTGGAATAAATCTCTTGAGAATTTTAAGAATGCAACAAGCAGGGTTACTGAAAAAGCATCGGATACAATAAAGAATAAAGTATCAAAGGTTGCTAAAGGAGAAGTTACTAAAGATGATATAATCAATCGCGCAAAAGCTGAAGCCGAAGCTGGAGAAGAATTGTCTCATAAAACTGTTTATGATTTAGCAAGAGCGCATATCCTTGAGGGAGTTAGGGGAGAGGACAATGTAATGAAGGCTGTGCATGATGATATTAAAGAAGCATATCCTGATGCAACAGAGCGCGATGTTCGCAGGGCGTTCTCTGAATATGGCAAAGCAAAATTCCCTAGCGCAGAAGAAGATAAAGTTCATTTGAGGCAATTAAGGATATTGGTTCGACTTCAGGAATCAATTGATCGACTCAAGCAAGGCTTACCAGCATTGCGTACAGGGCTACAAAGAGACAGAGCCAACCAAGCAATCAGAGAAAAGACTGCTATTCTAAATAACTTGCTTAAACAAGTTAAGGTTGAGCCTACACAAGAACAACTAACTTCACGACTTGAAGCCAAGAAGAATGCGTTGCGTAATCGCATTGAGGATCTTGATGCTCAACTTCAAGGTAAAGCAAAGAAGGTTGAAAAGGGACAGCCTGTTCCTCTTGATGCAGAAGGAGAAAGGCTTACTTCATTGCGTGATGCCATGCAACAGAAGTTGCGTGAGGTAGAAGCCGCCGAAAGAAAGGCCGCAAAAGAAAAAGCTGACGCTGAAGATGTTGATAAACAGAGGCGTGAGGCGCAGGCTGAAATTGATCGTATTCAAAAATCAATTGATGAGGTAAATGATCTTATCGCAAGCGGAGAAAAAGTTGCTCCTACTCCAAAAAAACAACCTCTTACTGAATACGCAAGATTACTTAAAGAGGATCTAAAGAAGGCTAGAAAGCAATATAAAAAGGTTATTGCGGAGCCTTCAAAATCTCCCGAAGAGAAATACAACGAACGCCGACAAGCAAAAATTAAGCAAGATATTGCTGATATTGAATATCGGATGAGGCGTGGCGATTACTCCAAAAAGGAAAAGAAGCCTTCATATAAAAAGACTCCCGAAACTGAATTGCTAGAGAAAAAGCTGGCTGATAAACGCCGCGAAGCCGATCTGTGGCGCGAGGAAAAAGAAAAGGCAGAGCGTCCTATTTGGGAAAAGGCATTGAGAACAACTAGTGAAACAGCAAGAGAGATAACTGTTGCTGGCATCAACGTGCTTTACAAGATCGGGAAATATGCGATAGCGAAGCCCATCACAACTCCTATTGGAGAAGTTGCTGGATATGCGGCTAGAAACCTTCTTGGTCTTGGAAAGGTTCGTGGTGAATACGAATCGGGAGCAAGCCCATTAAAGACAATTCCTGCATACTATCGCGGATATTGGAAAGCCATGAAGCAATTCATGCGCGTTTTGAAATCAGGTCATAGTGATTCAGAACTTCTTTACGACAAAAAGAAGCAGAATAATACCAATTGGTTTAGATGGGTTGGAAGCAATCTTCACGCCGCTATTAAAAATATACCATCTACTGCAAAAGAGGAACTTTATCGTGAACATCTTTATGCCAATGCAATTGCTGATGGGTTGATTGATCCAAAAAATCCAACCGATCCAAAAAATCAGATGGCAATGGCGGCATTAAATTTGAAAGCATATATTGCTTCCAAGT